CTTATTTGATTATACCCAGGAAACTTTGAATGTAAAAGTTTTCCTCATTACCCGAGTACGCTCCAATAGTCTGTTCCAAGTTTTCTTTCCAACCAATACCTGCGTGTTCAATCATCTTTCCAGCATGAATGTACGTCCTCATTGGATCTCCACCTCCAAAGCTGTATTTTCCAATAATCTGATGGGCAGATAATGCATCTGAGACATAGGGGTAAACTCTATGTTTAATTCGATCTCGACTATCATCAATCTTAGATCGCTTCTCTGGGAAAGCCATACGCTTGGCGATCTCAATAGGGTCTCTATCCACAAGACCATGCTTCCAAACATGACCTAAAAACTCAATGTCAACGTTACCATATGACTTTTGAGTTTTTTGTTTATTGACCTTTAATCCTAATTCAGCTAAAGCTGAACAGACTTTATCAATATTAAGGTCTTTTGGAGAGGCAAATAAGGAATCATCACCTAACACTAAGATTTTATCAGGATCTAGTGCTATACCGGTTAAACGTATATGCGCATACTGGATAGCAAAATAATTGATGATACTATCAATTACCTGTGTAAAATAGCTTCCGGATGGTACGCCCTGATGCTTCGTATAAACATACGAATCAGGCATTAAAATAGGTGTGTGGATAAAGTAACTAACTACTTTCCTCCACATGACCATCTCAGCTTCATTAAGCTCAAATAACTTAATTAAAATAGAAAAAGCCATTCTAATTAGCTCTTCTGAAGCTGTAGAGTCAAACCCTGAATAGTCAAAACTATATTTAAAATACGTGTTTATAATTGGTATCATCCTAGCTGAAACCATAAACCTTAATTTACCAAACACCATAGGTGTATTATGTTCATTAAGATAATGATTAATGATAGGACGAGCAAAACCCGCTTCTAACATAGTCATAGACTGAGGATAACCCCAAACCAAACGTCTCTTCGGACCACCTTCACCATGCTGCACACGATGATAAGCAGTGCAGGGATCAGGAGATTTCTGATTAGAGACTATACGCCACATTCTCGCATAGTCCTTATTAAGAACATCACCTTTCTTCTTAAACTCTGGAGCTCCACTTGATTTATTATCCTTCACGCTTGAGAAAATGAACTCCTCAGAGAAGTCAGGTCTCAATACATTAGGGAATTTACCAACAAAAGCTTTCAGAGTTAAAGCATAAGCCTGGTCCCATGCAGATTTTTCATAATGAAGGTTAATTTCCTCGGCATATTTCGTCAACCGATCGAACATAGATTGGGGATCATACGCAGATTTATTATCTCGTTCAACATCAAGATCAAAACCCTGCTCTAGCATACTTCTATAAACAGAAGGTTCAACTAATGGTCCCGTCTCATTGTTCATGTACCTTAAAGTATCCTTTGCACGCCTATTTTGATACTGGTAACTTTGAAGTCTAATGACTCCTGAGACATCATACATGTCAACAACCTCGCTTTCTCGGGAAAATTTCTAAATGTAAGTTATTCCCATATCACTTACAAGTCCTTGATAGTATGCAAGGGAACATGCCCATGACATTAACCTGCCATGTGGCGCCATACGGCCAATCATACGATTGGAA